AGTGGGCGCTCGCCTGCGCGTTGGGGTTGGTGAACCAACCCGCGCCGATGTTCTCCGCGATGGAACTGTTCTCGCCAGTCTCCATAGTGTGCAAAACAATCCACTTCGACTTGCGGTCGTAACTACCCGAGTTACTAAAGTTAGGCGACACAGCGATGCTGTCCGCCAGGGGGCTATCCTTCTCCAACAGAAGCATTAGTCCTCCTCCTTATTTTTGGTCTTGTCTAAATCCAGGTGGCCGGGCTGGAAGCTCGAAGTCCACAACTCGCGGCTCACCCATTCCTTAACCTCGCCGGGCAGGGGAGGCGGGGGCGGGGGCGAACCAGCGGCGATATGGGCATCAAGACGGTTGATGTGTGAGATCGCGATGCTCATCACCCAGCGTGCCTTATCTGCCGTCGAGTGCGCCTCGGCTTCACGGGTGCGCACCTCGGACTCCAGTGAGCGCCGCGCCTCAGTCTCTTCTCGGAGGTGTTTCTCCAGGTCACCGATGCGACGTTCTAGAGCCTCGATGAGCACCTTGTTTGATTCGTGCTTCGCCTGCTGCCGACCAGTGATGAAGGCGAACACCGCCGGGATCAGGGTTCCCAGGATTACACCACCGAGCGCCCAGACCTCCGGCGGGAATAGGTCGGACTTCATTTACACCTCCAGCTTCTTGAGTGCATCTGCGATAACCCCCGCGAAGGCATCACGCGCCGCGCCGGTGGGGTGGACCCATTCGCCCGTGTCTAGCTTCTCCATGACGGTTGCCTGGTTCTGCGCGAAGCCTGGCTTAGTGGTGCCGTCGCCGCCGAACCACTGGGTGTTGGTGCGGAAGTCTGCGAACGCATCAGCACCCATCTCGCGATAGTGGGTGCGGGCGTGCTCGTCGAACTTGAGGAGCACCTGGTTCATCTCCGGCACGTGCCCCACCCATGCCTCGGGGCCAAGAGTGCTGTTCGGGATAGTGCCACATAGCACCACCTTGTCGAAGCCCTTACCGTAGCGGGTTCGCACAGCCTCCTGCGCCGCCGCAATGTAGGTGGTAGCGCGGGAAATCGCGGAGCGAAGGGCGCGAGCGCTCCACTCCTCGATAGTATCCTCCGGCTCATCTGAGGCGGGACGACGGGGCACACTCGCCACGAAGTTTCGAGTCTCGCCACACACGAGGATGTTGCTCTTGGCGGGGTCGAACGCTGCTACCACATCCGCTAGGCCCTTGAGCATCGTGGTCCAGGGCTGACCGGCGACCGCAGTGTTGCTTGAGGTAACGCCTCGGGAGCGCAGGAAGGTGTTCAGCGGACCCACACGGTCGATGGCATCATACGTCCACTTCGCGTAGTAGGAGTTGCCGTCTACTAGAACATGAGTATTAGCCCCGAGGCGGAACGGGGCGGTGCTCGGCGCGGGTGTAGGCGCGGGTGTAGGCGCTGAGGTCCCTCCCGCACCCAGAAGTGCAAAGAAGAACTCGGTCACTACTTACCGCCTCGGATGATCTCAACCTTAGCCTTCTTGAAGTTCCAGCCGTGGAAGCGGAACTCGCTGTCAGCCTTCGGAGCGTTCTTGAAGGAGAAGATCTGCTCGCGCGCGCCGTCAGCACGCACTACGCGACCCGTGAGGTAGCCGTCCTCTTCGTTCACAAACTCAAGGGTGTCACCTGCGCGGACCGGGACCTTGTTCCAGGAGCCGTCAGCGTACTGGGTGCCGGGAGTACCAAACGCACCAGCGTAGTTGTTGTTCTTTGCGTATACGTAGCTACCGTCCTGAATGTTGACAGTGGAGGTGCCGCCCGTACCGGAGACCGACACGTAGTCGTCGCCGCTCATAGGTGCTTCGCTACGGAAGCGGTAGCCTTCGCCCCCGCGCAGGAGCGCGGGTGCCTTGGCCTGGACGTTGATGTTACGGCCCTGCTCGCGGTAGGTCGCGTGAGTGGACTCGACCGGCTCCCAGGTGTCCCCGCGACGGGGGAACTGCCACGCATCCACCCAACCGTCAGCCTCCTTCTTGTAGAACATCGAAGTCGTGGTGGGGGAGATGTAGAAGCCGCTATGTGCCCACACGAAGGAGTAGGCAGCAGTCTCCGCGGTCGGGGTGACCGGAGCGGGGGTCGGGGTGACCGGAGCGGGGGTCGGGGTGACCGGAGCAGGGTTCGGGGTGACCGGAGCAGGGTTCGGGGTGACCGGAGCAGGGTTCGGGGTGACCGGAGCCGGGGTTACGGGGGAAGTAGCACCTGCAATAGCCGCAGCAACACCCAGCACACCGCCACCCTCAACACGGAGCAGGGACACCGCGCCACGGAAGGACGACTCAGGCTTGATGGACCCAACCCAGGTAATGCCCGCATCGTAGGACACGGGGCCGACAACGCGGAAGGCTGCCGAGTTCTCACCAGCGGCAAGGGAGACGCTGCCCGAGGATACTACGCGCGCCTCCTTAACGCGAGACGAAGCGGGGGTAAAGCCGCGCAGCTTCTCCGCTACCACCTCTGCGGTAATCGAGCGGACAGACGCCTCTGCCAGGCCGCCGGTGTTACCCGTGCCGCCGAAACGGGCGAGTTCCTTCTTCACCACACGGGCGACCACATCCTCCGTGGTATCAGCCACCGAAGACTGCGCCGGAACGGACGAGCCCTCAAAGGGCCAGCCGAGCTTCTGTGCGAAGTTCTCCATGAAAATCTCCTCATGTTCGTATGCATACAAAATGCCCCTGACGTCGTAAGACAGATAGGGGCATTAGGTATATTCTACCGCATTTGGGCTGGGAGGTTTACGATGCCGGTCGAGTATTCTTCACGAACTTATCAATCTGAACGTAGACGTTATCGCCAGCGGTCGTGCCAAGGTGAACCGGGTGCGTAGCTCCTGCCGGGGTCGGGATGTTCACCGTAGTGCAATGCGAGATGTCCAAGTTGTTCACCCAGCCCTCGACGTAGAAACCCCAACGTGCGCCGCCCTCCGAGGGGCGAGCCTTCGATGCAGTGCAACTGTTGATGATGGTGTTCTTAGCACCCTCATTGCACACGTAGAAGTCAGCGCTCGACTCCGCACCGGCGGTACCGTGCTGGGTGCCTCGGTAGCTGGAGGACTCGGCACGGCACGCGGACAGGCAGTTGTCGCCGTATCGAATCACGAAGCCGTGGCCGCCGTTCTCCTGCGCCTCGCACGCAGAGAAGGTACACTTGGTCGCCGCGATGTACCAACCCGCACCGTTCTTCTGCGCGACACGGTTCACAGGCTCCTTCGGGGCATAAGGCTTATTGTCGTCCCCCTTCACCGCGCCGGACGGAAGACCGTACAGCCCGTTGAAGGTAGCGCCGGAGTGGGTGTACCAGCTGGTCGAACCGACGAACTTAGTCTGAGAGGTGTACACCTCGATACCGGCGAAGTCGCCGTTCGAGATGTTCGAGCCACCGATGTCCGCTCCGAAGAACTTGTTGTCCGCAGCACCACCGCCACCTTCGGGGTGACCTGCAGGCTTACCGACCACCAAACCAGCCTGCAACGACTGGCGCACCTTGAGGCCGTGGCACTTCATCGCCTGGTCGTCCAAACCGAGAATCGCGATGCCCGTCTCCATACCCCACACCTCAACGAAGTTCAGGGTTGCCACGCAGTCCGGGTCTGCGGGCCCTTCGCCCAGGTACGTATTGAACAGCACGCCGCACAGGTTGGGGATAGGCTGCTGGTGGTGCTTTCCGCCCTGACGACCGCGAATCCACAGGTTAGACACTCCGAAGCGCAGGCGGTTCGGGTCAGTCACCTTCTTGCTCCAGGTGCCGGTATGGAACACGCCGGTCTTATCTGCCGAAGCGTTGGTTCGAGGCTGCGCAATAATCTGAGTCTGGTTCATGCCCGCGCCAACGACCTGAACGAAGCCCTTAAGCTCGATGTACGGGTCGGTCACCTTATACTCACCGGCAGGGATGAACACCGTACCACCGCCAGCGGCGGCTACGGCATCAATAGCATCCTGAATAGGCTTGCGTGCATCCTGTACACCCGTGGGGTCAGCGTTATAGGGCGGCAGGGTGACATCAACGTGCCGGGGGTTGCGGTTACCCACCGGGGCACCCTCCGAAGGGCTTACCTGCGCGGCTACCGCCGCTCGTACAAATTCCATAACTTCCTCCTTTGATGCCCCGGCAGTGTTGGCCTGCTCACGAAACACACGACGGGCGATCGCTGCTACTGCCTTATCCACCTCGCCTACAATCTGGTCGCTCTCACTGAGCGAAAGAACAACGTGGTCCACGTATCCTCCTCCTCCTTCTTGCACTACAAAAAGATAGCGCCCCTCGAAGTTGAGGAGCGCTATCTTTTATTATACATGCAGGCTACAGCGGTCGGTACTTAGGGATTGCGTTAGCCTCAATGGTGTACACCCCGAGCTCCGTCTCCCCCGCACCTGGGTTGTGCTTGATGGAGTAAATGAGGCCCTTCAACTCTGCACCGAACACAGCCCCAATACCGGACTCAGAAGAACCAAGGATTCTGACGCTCTTCCCGAGTCGATAACGGATGTCGTAGCGCACGACCAGCGACTTAATCTGCGGTGTGACTTTGATCGCTTCGGCGCTGATGACGCGGGCCGCCTCGTTCGCCTGCTTCGCATCCGTGATGAAGTCGGTACCGTCCACCACCAGTGCCCCTGCGTTACGGGGGCCGCCATACCAAGTAACGCTATCCTTCGTCTTCGTCACCGTCCCGACGGCACGCAGGATGGGAAGGCCCGTCTGCGGGACACGCAAACCCACCGGAAACTTGTTCGGAGCTACCGTTATACCGCAGTGAGTGGGGGTGTACAACTTGATCCCGTCACGCAGCTTGTACTCGACCAGGGGGTTCTTGGACTTCGGAATAGCGCGATTCAATCCCTTCACATCCATATCTGCCGTCCACGGGTTCGGCCTGTTGAGCTTGAACTCCACAATAGAAGAGTAGTACCGGGTCCTATCGTAGTCTGACTCTAGGCCACTTGATTTCTGCGTCACCTCAACTTCGGTGGAGCCACCGTAGAAGGACCCTACCCCGCTCTCCAACCACCGGAAGTCCTGAGTATCCATCACCTCGACAGTATAATCGGGGTCGATCCAGTCTTCATCGTTGCTCGGAGACGCTGACATCGAGACAGTCTGCCCGATGGCAACTTCCCCCTTGCCCTCGAAGATCGTCTCCGTGGCGTTATCATGCTTGATAACCGAGGGCTTAGCATACTCCACAGTCACTGAGGCGCGGGTGCTCTGCAGAGACGACGAGATCTTAAAGCTCTTCACATCTCGGGAGGCCACAATATCAGGCACGGCGTTGTAGGGGTTCCACGTCAGCAAATTCTCTATAGGCATGACCTGTGCGGTGCCGTCCTCGCCTACCCACCAGGCGTAACCCAAAGTGGAGCAAATATCATCCAGACACGTCCCTGCCGGGACCCGTCGCAGCGAGGGCAGGTAGCTGAGGGGGAGCATCCGAGTTCCAGGGTCGATACGCGCGGTTGGCTTGAACTTGTGGTGGCCTTCGACATAATCCATGAACCGCTTCTTGTGCGGGTCGCTCATCGGGATACTCGCTACCTGAACACCACACACACCCATGCGCTGTGTCTTGCTGGGGTTGTTCGCCCACACCTCGACCCACGACGGCAGACTTCCGCCATCGTCAGTGATGTTGCCGGTGAGAATCTTCTCAGTGTGGAGCTCCCCGACCCGTAGCTCGATGGTATTACCATCCTGGATCAGGACCACGGTATGTTCTCCCGGAGTCCAATTCACCTTGAACTGCTTGACCAGAAGCTCCTGCGTAGCCTTGAATCCGACCCACTTTTGCGGGTAGATGCTGTAGTAAATCCAGAAATTGCCCGCATCATTCCAGCGAACCGCGATAGCGCGCTTGGCGCTCGTACAAATCTTCACCTGAAAGAAGGTACCGCCGACTGGGGGGAACTTCTCATTGAGCATCACCATGAAGGAGGCGAAGATGTGCCCGCGCTTCACCACGTGCGGATGTGAGAGCGCCCGGTCCCGATCCGCCGCCACCTGAACCAGTCCTTCACCCATGTATTCAACTCCGTTGTGGTAGAAGCCCGTGGGGGTTACCGCCTTATCTGCGTTGGAGCGCGCGCGGGCAACCGTACCGGAGAATCCTATTCCAGCCGCCCCATACCCCGGACGGCTGGACAATCCGTTGGCGTAAGGCTGCTGGAACACATCGGGGTTCGCCCACGGAGACACAAGGGTTGCGTCACGTCGAGGGTTCTGTGTGTAGTGCGGGGCGTCCCACTGGTTGTTCCACCAGGAGCCCTGCATCGGAAGGTCGAGCTCCACGGTCGGTACCGTGGGCGGAGTTACGTAGTACCCAGCGGCCCGTAGGCACCAGAAGGTAGGCCACAGAGCGGACGGCTGGAGGGAGCGGATCTCACCGACGTCCCCGATAGGTTCTTTCGTTTCGGTACCGTCACGGGGGGACTGGTAGCGGGGCCGGGTGTCGATCAAAGGGTCAATCGACACCAGGGTTGAAAACGTATCAATCTTCTGAATCAGCTTGAGAGTCCACCACTGCTCCTCGTACTCAATCTCATCTACCAAAAGGTCCATACGCAAGGATTCTTTGGTAGACCCATCAGGACTCTCCATAAACAGTGTGAGCTCTGCTGCGTCCCCGGCTTTGGGTGCGTCGCCGCCCGCGAGGGATGTTGATACATCATACCGGGGGGCCCGGTTGAGGCGCGCCTTACATGCTACTGAAAGGGGTACGCGCTGTCCAGGGGAGATGTCTTTAGGGACGGGGGAGAAGCCGTGGGATACGGTGAGGTCGGATACTTCTAAAAGGGTTCCTTCCCAATACAGCTGCTCATAAGTGTGGAACGCGGTTCGGGGGTCCACTAGCCCACCTCCTTGAGTGTGAATGAAATGTTGTGACGCTTAACTGTGGTCGAAATCGGCTCCTCGTCAAAAGTCAGGTCGCTGATTTGGAACGTACCCCCCAGACGGGGGGAAGGCGGCGGGACGTGCTCCCCTATCCACAGCTGGATTAGAGAGAACTCCACTATGCCGCCGTCGTACACATCTCGCACGGTCTCGACATTGTTCGGGATCACGAAGGGTTCCGTGACATAGAAATCCCAGAGGGCCTTCGCGGTCACCGTGGGGCTGGTCCACACCGCGCGCCCTGTTTTGTCATACCCGGACAGGCGCACGATGGGGCGCTCGTTCGGTTTATCGGTGCGGACCCCCACTCGGAAGCGGCAAGTGGTGCCCGCGATCACCTCGGCTCGACGCCCATAAAGTGAGCGCCCCGTCTTGTTGTAGAAAGTTTCAACAGCGTTAATGTCGTCCAGACGCACGCCCCGGTCAAAGCCGCCTACAATGGAGCTGGCCGGGGTCTGCGGGGCACCCAGGCTGACCTTGTGCAGGATGTCCGTGTTCGCGTTGGACCATACGTCATACCAATCCTTCCACGGCGGAAGAACATTGCTACGACGGGCTAGAGGGGTGATTACGTATAGCGGCTCCCTCTGGGAGCTCTCCAGGTTGGCGATCATAGAGCAGTACTTCCAAGGCATCTGCATACCAACAGAGATACTACGGGGGGCCGTGCCACGATACATCACGCTCTGGATACCCCGCGCTGAGGTGAACAAGCTGAAACTAGCCCCTTCACGAGAGTATGAAATCTTCTCGCCGGTGGCGATGGGCACGGCCTTACCATTCAGGAGCATCATGGTTGCGTCGTACCGCAGTCCATCTATGTTGAACTGCGGAATCTTCGTATCCATGCTGTAGGCCATGCCCATCACCTTCCCTTATTTACCAGCCGCGGCGTAGGGAAGCCGCACCTGTTTCACTGAGTCCTAGCACCGCGCGTCCCGTTTGCGGCGCCAGAGTCAATTCTACACCGTTTGCAAAAACGTCAGCCATTGCGGAAGTGAACTGAGCAGATGCGGTGCCTGTGAGGTCCACGTGGGTAGAAGCAGAGAAACCAAGACTGGTTGCCTGAGCTCGAATCTGGGGGGATATGTCCAAGTCCATATCGGAGCGCACGCTGCCCAGCATTGAGCTCACCGTGTCCTGCAGGTAGCGGTCCTGGGAGCGCATACCGTCGGCCCAGTCTCGCATCAGCTTGCTACCGGCAGTGTCCACATAGCCGTCGCCGCCGTTCGACTTACGCGCGAACGGACCCCACTTAGCCGGGGAGTGGGGGAACAGACCGCGGACAGCCTCAACGCCCTTAAACGCCAGCTCCTTCACCTTCTCGATAGCCGAGCCGATGCCGCGTCCCCAATCTTCGAGCATCCGCTTACCAGACTCGAATAGGTTGATCTTGCTGAACATGTCACCAATCATCTGCGGCACCCCGGAGAGAGCCTTGCCGATGTTCGGTCCCAGGTCACGCATGGTGTTCGAGACTCCGCCAATGATGTCACCGACAATCTTGCCGATACCATCGAACACCCCCTTGAAGACATCCTTGACACGCTCGATAGCACTGCCGAACACACCCCCCAAGAATCCGATGAAGGCCTTGAGGATGCCCCAAATAGCCTCGAACACGGCCCCAATGATGTTAGCGATAGCGTCGAACACGTTCTTGACTGCGTTCTTGCCATGCTCCAGTGCCCCGGAGAAGTCGCCTCGCAAGACTGATGCGAAACCCTTAAAGATCTCACCAATCGCGCCGAAGACACTTCCGATGATCTGCCCGATATGCTCAATGACCTTCGAGCCGTGCTCGATGAGTGCCTCGAGGGGCGGGCCGAACACACGGTTGAACGAATCAAAGGCAGCACTTGCAAAGGGGGATAGGGCATCCAGGAAGTCCCCGATACCCTCCATGAAAGTCTGCACACCATCGCCAATGTGCTTGAACATATCCTCGATACGCTTACCTGCGTCCTCCAGAAGCGGCTTGATCTTCTCGTCAAAGAACTTCTGCGTAGGCTCGAACGCCTTGCGGACGTTCTCCGCCATTGACTCAATGTGCTTGCGGAAGTCCTCGCTTCGGTCCCAGGTGTACTTGAACGCCGCGGCGAGAGCCAGGATTGCTACGACAGCGATCGCGATAGGCCCCGCGGCGGCGGCGAACGCCGAGCCGACTGCCGCCAGCGAACCGCCCTCACCAAAGGCAGCTACCGCCGCGCCTACACCCTCGAAAATTCCACCGACGGCTCCGACCAGCTTGCCGATGCCGCCCAGAGCCCCGCCGACAACGCCCAGGATGCCGCCGAGCGCGACACCAACAATGCCAAGAGTCGCCGCCAGCTCAGGGTTCTTCTGGACCCACTCTGAGAAGTCGTGAACCAGCGGACCAACCACATCCCCAATGCCCTTGATAGCATCCTTGAGCCACGTGCCAAGAACCGGGATGACGGCTTCTGCCGCCTTGCCGAGATCCTGGAAAATCGGAGCCAGCTCATGCAGAATCGTTCCGAACACCGGGAAGAACACCTTTGCCATAGTTCCGACTACCGACGAGATAGCGCCGAGGATGTCACCCAGCGGCGCTCCCTCCTTGGACAGTTCCTCCATGCCGGTCTTCACGTCCTTGATCGCCTGAACGAACTCGTCCGTGAAGTTGGTGTTGGAGAACGCCCGAACCATCAGGTCCACGAAGGCGTTGATGATGCCGGAGACTCCGACCATCACCTCCGAAATCTTGTCTGCGGTTCGGCTGAGTGCGTCCCAGATCGTGTCCACGCTCTTACCGAGCTCGCCCATCGCCTTGTTCGCGCCCTCAAAGAGGGTGGTCAGAATCCACTGCGACTGTACCGTTTCGAGGTTCTTGTGAATACGCTCCAGCGCATCGGCAAAGTCCTTGAGCGTCGCGCCACCTGCCTTCTCTGCCGCCTTGGAGATAGCATCCAGGATGCCCCACGTCTCCTTGGCGACTCGCCACAGGTCCTTCATCGCCTGAACACCCTTATCAATTGCGGAGGTGATGTCCGCACTCTTCGTCCAGTCGTTGAACTTATTCGCCATATCGGTGAACCAGTCACCGAACTTCGGGAAGTACGATACGCCAATCTCCACGAAGCGCAGCAAGCCCTCAGTCAGCGGTGCCATTGCGCGAGACATCGAGTTCACGCCCTCAGTCATGTACCCGAAGATACGGTCGAGTCCACCCTTCGACGCGAAGTTCTCCACGCCCTTGATGCCCTCAACGAAGAACTTACCCATCGCGTCGGACATGTCGAGGAAGCCCTTCTCCCACACAGGGAACAGGCTGTCCACCATGCGTCGCATCGGGGCCTCGAACTGCGCCCAGAACTTGTCTGCGCCTCGGTTGTTCAGCTCCTTGAAACGGTCATTGACGTCCTTCATGCGGTCATCCCACTTCTTCAACGCATTGACCGTAGCGAAGGTAGCCACACCGAAGGCAGCCATGAGTCCCGGAATTGCGTACAACGCCGGGATCATCGACACCAGGGAACGACCCAGGGCGAAGACGTGTGAGGTCAGGGACAGCACCGCGGCAATAAGTGTTGAGATAACCGCAGTCATCTTCACCAACTGGCCGAGGTTCTTGTCCATATCCTTCACGAAGTCAGTGAACTTCTTCGTGAAGTCGAAAGCCGCACGAGCACCGGACAGGGACGCGAGCGCAGTTGCAACCTTGATGAAGGCTGCCTTGTTCAGCTCGGGGGAGATGAGCACATTGCGGGGGCGGGTCAAGGAAGCCATCTTCATACGAGCACGACCAGTATCCGCGTTAGCGTCTACCGTCACTTCCTTGTCCTCTGTCAGCTTGGATAGCTGCTCCTGCGCGCGAGTGTCGTCCAGATCGACCTCAGCCTCAATGACAACGGGGTCGCCGTGTTCGGTCTTCACGGACTCGCGGAACTTATTCCCCGGAGCACTCTCCGGGGTCTTGATGCCCGCTGCCGAAACCCCCCGGTGGTCGAACGCATCGCGTGCCGAGCTCAGGTTCTCCAGCTCCACTCGGGCGTTTCGGATGTTGTCACGTACTCCCTGGAACGCCTTGTTCAGACGTTCCACGCCCTCCACATCGCCGCTCGACACGGCGTCGTGGAGTTCCTTCGCCAGCTTAGCGCGCTCCGCCTTTAGCTCTTTGATCTTCTCCACGAGCTGCTTCACAGAGTCGCCCAGGGGCGGGACCGTATCAAACGAGACCGGCGAGGACGTAGGAGCAGACACGGGGGCTGCTGACGGAGCCGCCGCAGAGCGAGGGGCCCGACGGTTCTCTGAGTCGATGAGGGTACGCCCGAACAAACGCTGATGACGAATATTCTGCTCAATCTGGTCGCCCACGCGCTTCATAGACTCTCGCAGACCGCTCGCCAAGTCCACGTGACCCAGGCGCTCTGCTTCACGAGCGAGGGCAGCGAAACGAGCGCGTGCCTGCTCCAGCAGGGCGTTCTGCTCTCGCATGGAGCGAAGCCCCGTGAGCGGCGTGGAACCATTCTCAATCGGCTGGCTGCTCTTAGCAATCTTGTTGCGCTTAGCGTCACGCATCGCCGCGCTCATCGCGTTCAGGTTCTTACGGGCGAGGTTCGCCTGCCGTGCCAGCTCGTGCAGGCGGGCGTTCATCTCATCAAAGGACTCGGTGCCTCGCAGGGCATCATAGGAGGCAGAGTTTGCAATGCGCTTGATGAGCGATCGGTTCTGCTTCTCGAACTTCTGCAAGCGGTCGCGATAGTCGCTTAGGCGCTCCTCAGACTTGCGTAGCAAGTCGTCGTCGCTAAAGTCCACAAGGTCGGACAGCTTGAAGTCCGGCTTCTCGTGGTGGGAGATGCCCTTCTCGAAGGCATCGAAGAATCGGTTAGTGACATCCTCAGCATCGTCATCGTCAAACTGGCCAGACGTAATCCAGTGAATTTTGTCTGCCGCCTTCTCTGCGAACCGCTGGAGGCGCTGCGACATGCGCTGAGTGAAAGTAGTAGTCTCCTCGGAGCGCTTGCGCACGCGGTCTGCGAAGCGGGAGAACGCACCCTCCGACTCCTTGAAGTCCTTATCCTCGACTCGGGAGTTGGTTACCCAGTCCTTCATCTTCTTGAAAGTGGACTTAGTACCCTCGGTGATACGGGAGAAGAAGCTCTTCGCCGCTTCCGCTCCCTGCGCCAGTCCTACGCGAAGGGCGGCGAGGGGGCTTCCAGCCTCCTTGAGAGAGCGGGCAAAGTCACGCATCGCGGCAGCAGACTTCTTAACCCCGTTACCCACAGCAGTGGCACCGTTCACGGCACCATGATAGGAAGTGGAAGCGGCCTCAGCGACGACGTGGCGGACGCGGGACACAGACCGGACGACGCGATCACGCACCTTCGGCTTAGACGGCGCGTCGTCATCGCCAGACTTCGGCGCCCGGCGCGCCTTGCGCTCGCTCAGATACTCCTGTAGCAAGCGCACTTCCTGCGTTACGTGGCGAACCGCCTTGACGGTACGCTGCGCATCAATCACCATACGGTTGAAGAAAGGGTTCTTGCGGCCCCAATTGAAGGCCTTCTCCATGTCCTCCTTAATTCGGGAGGCATCCTTGAAGTAGTCCTTGAAGTTTTCCTTGGAACGGTCAATCTTGTCCCCGTACTTCTCGTTGAACTTCTCGATGGACTTACGCTTCACTACATCGCGAATACCCTCGCCCTCGATACCGTGCTTACGGCGGTACGAGCGAGCCTTGAGGAAATCCCGAGTGCTGTCCACTCGGTCGATAGTCTCCTGGATGCGGATACGAATCGGCTTGCGCTCAGTGGACTTCTTGAGGCTCTTCTCCAGCTTGTCGGTGTCAGCCTCTAGCGGTACCTTAACCGCCTGCGCCTTGGAGTTCTTCTTAAGGCTCTTCTCTAGGTCGCGGGCATCAGCCTCAGTCTTAACTCGCACCGAGCGGTCCCGAAGGTCCCGGCGAAGGTCCTTCTCCATCTCGCGCGAGTCCGCCTTGGTCTTGATGCGTATACCGCGGTCACGGGTGCTATCCGCTAGACTGCGCTCCAGATCGCTGGAGTCACCCATCAGCTTGACCTTGACACCGCGCTCCTTGGTGCCCTCAGCAAGGCTCTTCTCTAGGTCGGTAGGGTCGGCCTGAACATGTACGGTGGTCGTGCGGTCTTCCGTAGCCTCATTCAGAGCACGCTCGGCACGTCGGGTGTCCACCACCGCCTCGATGTGAGCAGTTGCCCCGAGGTTCGCCAGCTGAGCCTTGATACGCTCCAGCGCGGAGCGATCCAGCACAGGGGTAACCTGCAGGCGGAGCAGACGCTCTGCGTCCTTCTTCGCCTTCTGAATCTCCGGGCGGAGCTTGCGGTTGAAGCCGGAAGCATCCGGCAAGACGCGAATATGCACCTTACCGGCTTCAAAACTTCCCAAAGCCATATCTTCCTCCTTCTTTTAAATACGCCCCTACGGGCACGACGATCAATCCTCCCAGAAGGAAGCAATATCCGAATCGTCGTACCCGTAGGTCATCTGCATCATGTTTTCCATTGCGGTGAATGGGTTCACCGACTTCTTCACAGCGTCCTCTGGCGAAGGCACTCCCTTGCTCTTGGGCGGACGCTTGCCCTGCTCCGAGTTGGCGGATACGTACAGGTGCGCGAACTCCTCCACCACCTCAATGAGCCACTTAATATGCTGCTCCGTCATGGAGTACCCGAACCACTGGTCGAACTTCTCGCGCATACGGACCGGCTCCGGGCGGAGGTCCGGCGCATCGCGGCGATCGTCACCGTAGTACAACGCATCGAACCTCAGCTCGTGCCGGTACATTGACCGTTCCTCCAGCGCCAACCGGGTCAGCAGTGCTTTACCCATATACGAGGGCAAACTCATACCGTCCCGGTCGAGGTGTACCCCGAACAGCACTAGGAAGTCCGCCGCCAGTGACGGCTCCCGCCTAGCGTACCGGAGCAGCGCTACTCGTTTCCCATTTCGCTAAAGTAAGCCAGCAGCAGGTCGGTTACCTTGGACAGGTTACGGGCGACTGCGAACTTCTTCCAGTCCTCAATGCGCTCGGGGCGAATGAACTTGCTGCCCGCGTTGTCCACGAGGTCTGCCATAGCGAGCATCTGGTCGTGGTAGCTGTCGCTCTCAGAGATACCAGCGAAGTCTGCGGACAGGCGGAACGCATCGCCTAGCGGCATCTCGTCCAGAGATACCAGGAGGTCGTAGCCTTCCATCTCTTCCAGTGCTACCTCGGGCTTCTCGGGAGCGGCTTCCGGGGCAACCTCGGCGGGGATTTCCGGGAGGGGTGCCTCCGCCAGCTGGTCAGCGTAGGGGGTGGTGGACAGGTCATCAAACTCGCTCATAGGTGCGCCTTTCATATAGGTATAAATAATGGGAGCACAGCCGAAACTGCACTCCCATTATTATAGCGACTATTGCTAACCCACGCCGGGGGCGACTGCACCAGGTGCTGCCACGCCGCCCGCCACCTTCTTGGGGTTCGGGGGGATCACGTAGAAGTCGAAAGAGCCACCCTTGGTGAATACCTTGACAATTTCCTTGGCGTGCTCGGTAGTCGGCTGCAGCACCTTACCAGTGAACGCCAGCGCTGCCAGAGACTCCATAGAAATCTCGGAGAGGGTAGCGCCCGAAATCTTCACACGGGGGAAGTACAGGCCGAACTTCTTGCCGCCGCCGGTGTAGATGATGAGCACGGGGCGCTCAACCGAGTTGTCACCAGAGCTGACACCCTGGATAACCTGTGCGGTGTCACCCGAGCCGGACTCCACCTGAGAGGAATCCTTACCGCCGCCGAACGCCAGCTTGAGGGTTTCACGGTTGATGGAGTGGACAGTGAACGCCACCGAGAAGGACTTACCACTGGTCAGGGACTCAACGCTCTTCATCTCCGCAGTGTCGAGTGCAGTCTCTTCGCCACCGTCAGTGGTGAGCGACGGCAGGGACTCACGGGAGGTCAGACCGATGGGTACGAAGCCCGTCGGGTAAGTGGTCTTATCGTCAAAGTCGAACTTTGCGATGTTGGGGAAGGGGGTTGCGGCGCCCTGGGTACCGATGAGCACGGTCGCCCAGTTTACACCAACAACTTCCGCCGGGTTGTAATTCTCATGACGAGCCATGAGATCTCCTATCTATAGGTTATGGATTGTTTCGGGCTATGCCCACTTGGTACCGAACAGGTCCTCCGCCGTATGCAGGAATCGCACCGAGAAGGAGCAATCCACCTGCGCACCGATGGTGGCCTTGATGCTCGTTACCTTAAAGTTCTCCACGGGAGCCTGCCACAAAGAGAACGACCAGCCCACCAAGCCGCCAACTTCCACCTGGCCTTTGACTGCTCGGCGTACTGCCCCTACCGCCTCCATCGCGTGCGCGTACGCCTCGAAAGACGTAGGCGCATAGACGCGGAGACGGAAGCTTCTACGAGACTCCGTGAGAACATCCTCAGTGTCCAGCTCATCAAATGAGCTCATCATCTCGTGCTGCTGTATATACCACTCCGGGAGGACCGCGGAGCCTACGTCCTTAATAATGTGTCCGGGGAACGCCGTGTCCAGCACCGTATGCAGCCACGCGGCTGAGTTCACGGGCTCCACTACTTCCCCTTTCGCATCGTGTCGTGCCGGTACTTCGTACCGCGATTGACTGCCCGGCGTGCCTCCGCCTTGGCCCAGTCCGCCTTCTTAAGTGCGGGTCGGGGGCGACGAGCCTTAGCCAAGTTCACAACTTCCGCGGCCGCGCCGGTCAGGAAGAAGTGCCCTCGCTGTAGCTCAGTTACCTTCTGCTCTCGACCGTCCGAAAAGTGGATAACGTCCTGGCCGATACCCAGCTCCACGATGTGCGCCGCGTAGTGGTCGTTATACACGAGCCGGTCGTACACAGGGTACTGCCGGTGGCGGCCCTTGCCGGTGTACCGCTCTCGGGACACCTTGAAGTGATCTACGTAGGAGTCACCGACGCTCTTTCGGTACGGCATCGCCGCACGGCGTGCCTCCCGTTGAATATCAGCCGCCACATCATCAAGTACCGTTGTCTGGATAGACACCACGGAACTAATGTGCCGTGCGTTCGAGTCGTACAGCTCGATACCATCTCGTCGTGCCATTAGACCTTTCCTTCCAGGAACTTACGATGTACGTCGTTGCCTCGGTACAACGAAATCTTATCGTGCTGGGTGTTCCATCCCATGCGGAACATGACCAAGCGCGCGTTGATTTGGTAAACCTGCGGGGGGCTATACGTGGGTGTCCTCGCCCCGGCTACGGTGACGTACCGACCCGGCTCGAACACCACCAGCGCGTCAATTGGAAAGCCCTCACGCAACTCCTCGGGGAGGGACGTCCTCACCAGATCCCACACACCGGGGGGAGTGGTTAGGGTTGCTGTAGTCGCAAGAGTCTCGCCGTAGTACTCATCTCGCGTCGAGGCAGTGCGGTTCAGATTGTCACTAGCCAAGGGCTGCACATTGCCGGGAACGAGCCGTGGCTCGTCCGCCCAGTCGATTCTCTTACCACCATCGGGCATCACCTTCTGTATCGCCGGGTACACCTTCACCACGTGCCGGGGGTTGGTAACCAGGCTCATCAGCACCACCCACCGGAGAATCCCCACCCGGAAGCGTAAGGCTCCGAGAGGGTGGTGCGGATCGTACCGAAGGCGGAACACCCGTCGATGCTGTTGCACTTGAGCGCCTTGAGCTCCAGGTCAGTGAACCACAGGTTCGCGCTGCTCCAGAGCGGGTCGCGCTCGTAAGCGTAGCTGGACTCTTCCTCTTTGCGATACCCGGACATGTCGTTTCGCATGAATCGACTGACCGAGTTGATAACCGCAGTCTTGATGTTCAGCTCATCGACTTCGCTCAGCGGTGCGTCAGATGCAAGCAAGCGGTCCACACGAGGGCAGACTCCGCGAAGGGTTGCGATAGCGGCCTTGATCTTTCCCTCGATAAGGTCGAGGGAGCGCGCCAACGGCAAGTCGCCCAGCTCTAGCTCAACTTCTTCTCGGGTGATGACCAAATTAGCCACTACTTCTCCTCTTCGGGTTCCTTCTTGGTACGCGGCTTTCGCGCCTGTACCGGAGCGGGTATCCCCCCCTCGATCGCCTCTGGATTGGTGATGAGGGGGACCAGCTCGGCAGGGATCTCATCGCCAGCCAGGATGAACCTGCCAGCGATGAACAAGGTATCCGCTGCCTTAGCCACTAGAGAACCTTAGCGGTAAAGGCCAGGTTCGGGTTGTGGAGCGCGGGCATAGCCAGTGCGTCCGAGACAACCTCAGTGACAACGGGAATGGTGTTGTTACGGCGCATACCAGTGAAGATACCCGCGCCCTCTGTAGGGTTCCAACCCAGAGCCAGAGAAGTAGCGGTGGGACCCCAGAAGGTCGCGCCCATATCGGTAGAGCCCTCAGACGGGAGCAGGTAAATGCGATCCTCGTCAAGCACTCGCACGTCCACACCATCCGGGTTACGAACGATTCGGTCGTACACAACAACGGAGGGCAGACCCACGGAGCTGAGAACCTGGTTCACAGCATCCAAACCAATGATGATGCCCGCCAGCGCAGTAGCGTTGGTACCGTAAATCATCTTGAAGATCTGGTTGTTGCGCAACAGCAGGTCACGAATCTTCTTAGAGATGACCAGGGTACCCGGCTCGGTGAAGTTCACCAGGCGGTATGCCTCAACGAACTCACGCAGGTGGTCAAGCACCGGCGCGTTCGGGTCGTTCCACAGCTGGGTAGCGGTGACGGACATACGCGCGTCACGGCCCCAATCGTCCTCAAGAATCTGGCCGCCAGGGTAAATCAGCGGGGTCTTACCAGTGGTCAGCGCGCGGCCACGCTGCCACTCCAGGGTAGCGTCAATGGCCTTGAAGGTTGCCACAGCCGCGTCCGCAATGTAGTTCTCCGCGAAGGGCGACGTACCGAGGCCAGCCGCGAGCAGCTGAGCTTCGGAGATAGGCACCGCGTGGGACAGGTTCGGCAGGTCGAACGACATCTTACGTGCCGCCACGGAGGAGCCGCGAGTAGTCTCAGCGTCCAGCGCACGGTTCAGCGCCATACCCTGTCGGGAGGGAGCCAGCGCAGACAGAGATACAGAGTCAGAAGGTACCTGAATCTCCGGCAGGTAGGAGGTCAGGTGGCCGTTCTTACGCTCAGCCTCCAGGTACTCGCCTGCGAAGTCGCGCACCGCGAGAGTCAGCTCGCGGGGGGTTACGGCATCATGCCACAGCTCAGCCATTAGTTGTCAGCCTCCTTGTACAGGTAGATCAGCGGGGTCTTCTTGGTCTTATCCACTTCGAGAACCTTCTCCTCGCCGCCGACAATAACCTTGGGCAGGCGGTGGTGGTAGACAGCGCCGTGAACCAAGACAGCGACTTCCTGCTTACCAGTGCCCGGCTTAGCGCTCTGATCCCAGATGACCAGTGCATCGGGAGTCTCATTCGCTGCGGTGATGGGGGTGATATTACCGCGTGCATCGAAGAGCACAGGGTAACCCGAGGGGATGCACTTGTACTTGGCGATCACCTCAGTAAAGTTTGCGGGATCGTAAATCGCGGTCTGGCCGTGGTCGCGTGCCTTGCCTTCCAGCAGCCAGCTCGGACCAGACATGCGGTAATCCACACGCTTGATGCGGGGCATGTTTGCCTCTTTCTATTTGAGATTCTTCTGCTTCATAACGCCCGCAAGATGCTTAGCAGACGCGACCTCATCCTTAGTGGAGGGGGTCGCACCCTGCGAGAAGTTCTGCGGGAGTCCAGGAGAAACGGGAGCGGGAGTAGCGGTAGCAGGCACCAGACCGGAGATGTAGGAGTTCAGCTTTCCCGAATCCCACGAACCGTCCTCGGCGCGGAAGGCTTCTCGGTTGAGTCCTTCCTTGAGTGCTGCTAGATGCAGAGCACCCGAAGACTGAATAGCCTGGTTGAAGAGGTTGTCAAACTCCTTCTCCGCTACGTCAGCCTCTAGCGATGCGACCTTCGCCTGCAATGCTGCCAGCTGGTCAGTCGTGTCCGCGCTTGCGCTCTGTGCTGCCAGTGCGTCTTCCAATTCCTTCACCTTTCGTGCCGAGTCCTTAGCGCGCTGCTCCCAGGTTCGGGAGTGATGCTTCCAATCCGTGCCACCCTTGGGGGCTTCTTCCTTGCCGAGCTGTTCTCCGACCTGGGAGATGTCTACCGCCTTGGGCTCCGGTTCGATGATGAAGTTTGCTTCGTTCTCCATGATTACCTTTCCGGTGTGCTCCCCATTTCGGGGTTCTGGTCAAGCCAGCGGTCGATGACCTCATGAACTTCCTGGGAGTCCCCACGCCCTCTTGCTCGGGAATGAAGAATCTCCCCCGGCGCACGCAACTCTACCACCCGCGCCACGTGATGCCTGCGAATGTAGAGCTCCCGGTCCGCCGGGTTCGTGAGGGTTCGGACCACCCACACATCATGAGTGATGGTGTGCATCCGGTTCTCAAACGCTGTGCGGAGCCGCGCCGCCAACTTTTCGTCTCCGCGCGCAAACTCCTTGATTTTGTCCAAGTCTATGATAACATCGCCGGGCTTCGCGTGATACCGCACATAGGTACTCTTTCCCGAAGCCGGGGCGCCGGTGACTAGCGTAATCATCCTGCCATCTTCTCCCAGTACTCCAACGTCTTCTCCAAGTTGCTCTTACGCGACCGGGACGCAGAGCCGCGCCGCGCCTCCCACTCCCCAAGCTCACTGCGCGACTTGTTCAGGCGGCGTACCATGCGCTCCGGATCGGAGACGTGCGAGTAGCGCTGTGCGTCCTCCTCGGGCAGGGCGAACTTCTCGTCTCGCGGGGACAAACCCGAAGCCGTGGAGCGGTCGTGCTTGCGCAGTACCGACCCCCACTCACCAGAGACGTACTCCTTAATGCGAGTGTTCGATAGGTCGCTCGCACCCGTGGAGCCTGCGATGCGGTAGATAGCATCCAAATCTTCGCGGTTCAGATGCAGTCCGGGGTCGTGCTCCTTGGTGATGGGCAGAACCTCGCATTGGCACCCGGTGTGCAGGGGGTACAGCTCCCCGGTGGAGTAGATACGGTTCGCCGCCACCAGGCACAGACCACAGGTTC